TACGAAGGTCTTTTGCTATAGGATTACGTCTTTTTCCGGTTTTCATCATCTTCTCCACTATTTCATTATTATATAGTAAAATGATAGCCGTGTCAACCGAAGGGTTATTCATTATTTGCTTATTTTTTAAGCATGGAATGGTTGAATTTCAGTTTTCACACCAAAAGTTACTGATGCAAACTTATGTGGCTCTCGTAAAATTTTATCTTTTTCCTGTTCTAATCTAGTCAATGAATCATAAACTCCAACAATTAAATTTTTCTTGACTCTACCTTTTTTATCATTCCATTTTGCTTCTAAAATATACAAATGTTTCATTAGACCATATCCTCTAAGCTAATGGAATCACCTGGTTGAACTTCAGTGATAGGTTCCCATGTAGTAATACTATCCATAAATAAATCTTGAATTTGGATGTTTCCAGTATTGTAGCCTAAACCGGTGCTAGCACCTCCACCTGATATGATGTTAAAAACACTAGTTGAGATGGGAGCACTTTTGATCGGAGCATCTACCATTTTTAAAAATTTATCAACAGCTGATTCCAAGTCTTCCTTGTAATAGGAATTGGTATCCTCATATAAGAATTTTTGCTGCCCATTTTCATACTCAATTTTAAACCTCATGCTACTTCCTTCATAGTAGTAGTGTTTGTAATTGTCTCATACAGCGTTTCAAATTCTTCATGCTCTTCAATCTCAGAAGTAAAGTTTTGCTTATGATATACCTTCGCCATACGACGAAAAGTTTTCTTCGAAAGATTCTGCTCGTCGCAGATATTTTTGATTGCTTCTCGAATGAAATCTCGCTCAGCTTCAATACGAGTCATTGATCCACTAATTTCTTTCATACAATCAAGAATTGCTTTACGATCCGATGGGCTTGATGGGATTGTCATAATATACCTTTCAATTAGCGACGCATACTTGCAAAGTCCTTGGCCTGCTCGTCGCTAAAGACAGGCTGTAGACAAGATTTGTGAACGATAGATACACCGATAACTTTAGTACCAGTGTAGACAGGATTTTCTTTTTTAGCAGCAACAGAAGCGCCGCTGTCATGACTTTTGATATGAGATGTAGTATCTCTGCCTGGAGGAATCTTAGGTAGGCTAATCGGTCGAGTGAGAGAACGAGGCATAATAGCTTTCTTGGTCTCAAGCTTTTTCTGTAACTGAGACCATTCAGCATCAAGCTCTAATGCTTTGCGTTTTGCCTCAGCAGACGCAAATTTGACCTTACCTTTTTTCTTGCCTGTTGTAGAAAGCCAGGGCCCAACTAGATGCATAGTCATAATCAATTCCTATCAATATATTTATATTATATAGCAAACAGTTTTACTTGTCAAATGCCCTGTATTTCATAAATTTTACAGTTCTAGAGTCGTATACCGGATCTTTTGGTAATATTCCGGATACAGACCACTCACTTGGCTTTGGCAGGTCCCTTTTGGGTGGTCTAAAGTAGTCTACTAATCTTTGGAAGGGACCGAAGGCTTTTTTGAAGGTTTCTTCTTTTCTTCATTTACAGGTGGCTCAACATATTCAGGAAGTAATCCGGGAAATGCTTCATAAACTAATTGATATGTGATTGAAGGGTATTTGGATTGCAATTTTCTATCTTTAACTAGGCAAATTGCTTCAGCTTCCTTCCAATGAATACCTTCGAGCAACTGAATAAACAATTGTTCTTTTCTCGCCCTAGTTAAATTTACATCATTACGAGTCCAAATATAAATTCGCCTAAATTCAACGTACAAGTTTGATTCCGAATAACCGTCAGGAATAGCTGTATCTTTTTTGAAGGGAGGTTCACCGGCAGGCAAATTCATTTTTGCTAAAGGATGAAAATTTATTTCAAGTAATCCTTTAAGAGGAATACTGTCATACATTCTTAAAACTTTTATTTTGTCTTCTTTTGTTTTTACTTTTTCTACTTCTTCGAACACTTGAGGCACAGAAGTTTTCATTAAAAATCTCCAATAACGTCCATCATGTTTTTCATTTTATTCATGATGAAATAGTTAAGCAAATGGCTTCTATCTTTAGATGGTTGACTTACAAAGTTATTTATAATGGCTTCTTTAACGGATGAAGGAATCATTGTAAAATCTACAAGTTGCTTATTTCTGTTATAGTTTTTAATAAAAACGTCATCTGTAGGCATTGAGGATGGATTATCTAACCACGACGATAACCTTTTTGAGGAAATTGGCTTTTGTCGTTCCCCAGCAACGATTGAGTCGTCTCCGGATAAGACATTTGGGACTCCATCACCTTTATCGCCCCGGATTGTATGTTCCAATACATATCTCTCCGGCGTTGTGTCAGTTTTAACATATTTCTTTTGAATCGAAGAGAATTGTTTGACATTCTTGTACCTCTGCAATTGAATGAAATCATGATCGCCAGAAATAATCAAAAATGGTTTTGGATCTCCATCAGCAAAAGGTGAAGCGTTCATTAGATCGTTAGTCTGAGACCACTCTGCAAGAACAGCAATGACATCATCAGCTTCTGCTCCGTCGACATTTACAACCTTATAGGGAAAAACTTTATCAATTTCATCTCTAATAGTAGACAAGGTCTCAAAGATCATCTTCCAGTCATAACCAGATTCTTCTCTAGCCTTTTTTCGCATTGCTTTGTAGTATGGAAAAACATCTCGACGCCAGTAGTTTCGATTATCACACGCAATGACAATATTGCCAAATTCTTTACCAAATTTGACCTTGTAACTTCTAATTGAATTGATAATCATATGTCGAATCAAACCAACATTGATCTCTACATCTGTTCTGCCGCCAAGTTCCATCATTAGATTGGAAATAGCAGTTTGATTAAAATCAACTACGATCACTTTCTTTAGCCTCATAAATTTCGTCATTTGCCAAAGGCTGTAGACGATGGATTAAAATACTTTCAAATGCACAGATAGACGCTTTGGTGTATCCGTTCATATTAAACACATACAATTCAAGTAATTTCATTGTCGATGCATCAGTTTTCGGAAATTCCTCTTTGACCAACCATTTCCATCCAGCAGGAATGTACACCTTTTGCTTGTACTCTCTTGTCTCAATGTACATCTTTTGTTGATGTGATAACAATCGACCCTTGATGTTTTTATATGATCTACCAATGTAGTACGGATTGTCTTTATTTGAACCATTGATAATGTACACTCCTGAATGTTCAAAAGCATTGTATACTTTATCGTCCCACAGTGTTACGTGAACGGCCGGAATTTTTATACCTAAAAAATCAGATGCTTCCTTCACGTGTTGCATTAAACTTTTCATTTGATGACTCTCACTATAATCATTTCAGCATTGATTCTGCCATTCACCTTGGATGCCTTGGTACTAAGTGTGTCCATGAACTTACGAAGTTGTACTTTGCCAGCCTCACACAGCTCTTTAAGTGAATCTGCCGGCTTACGCAAGGTCTTTTGGCTTGATAAATTCGGTTCATAGTTCTGAATTGATGAACCCTTCACCTGCAAACCACTTTCGGACTCAGTTTTGTACACAACCAGCTTCTTGGTCTTGGTATTGTAGAAGTAAGCAGTGCTAGCACCAACAATGTCCATTGGATTCACCGAGGTAATTTGTAATTCATCATCTTTTGTCTTGTATTTCAGCCCCTTGATCTGTTGAGCCGGTGTTTTTTGCTTTACAGTACGCGGTTTTCTGTTTGCTTTCTTAAATGAACCGTAAGATTCGCAGTCCTTCACCATCTGACCGAAGAAATTAGCGACTTCTTTACGAGATTTCTTGGAATAATGAGCAAATGCCTCGTTTAACTGAGCATCTTTGCCTTCAGTGATCTCAATCCATTCACGAAGTTTGCGTTTTGCCCACTCTTGAACGCCGGTAACGTACTGCTGTGGTATTTCTTTCGCTTTCATGTCAGCTTCTAGCGAAAATTCAGTTCCATTCGAGATAAATTCATCGTAATGCCCTTCCAGAGTGCCAATGTATGCCGAAATCTTCTCATTCATCGCAGTCTGAATAGACGGTTTGTTAAAATTTATAACAGTTTTAGTAGTTGCTACTGGCGTACTAACAGTTTTTAGTATCGAGAGAATATAGTGGTTGAAGCTCTCGATGTGAAAGTCGCTGAGTTTCGCACCTTTAGATATAATTCTCGCAACCCAACCATAAGTCGGGCGAATTTCCTTATCACTTACTTTATCAAAGTCCTTCAGATCAGCCGGTCGATTCTTTTTAATGTACTCTCTGATGAATTTACGAGCATCCGCCTTGTTACCATCAATCGAATACCAGTTCATTGCCGTCATAAAACGAACATTATAACCTTCACCTCCAGCAACGATCTTCGTAGCATCTGGTTCCGCACCAACTACTACGTTTTTAGGATTTTGTACGCGTTCTGCTCGAGCCATCTGTATCACCCCACACTAAAGTTAATTTCCATGATCGAATCGTATCGAACCGACCGCCAAGCATGCTTATCAAGATCCCAAACAGCAATCACGGACTCATTCACCTTACGTCCATTCTTCTCAATCTCAACTACCGGAATCTCATCTTTGCTTAGTGTCGCATTCATCTTTCTAATAGTACCATCTTTCTTCTCGAAAGTCAAGCAAATTTTACCCATTTCAAGATGTTTTCTTAACCAATTCTTAAAAATCGACTGATTCTGCTCATCAAACTGCTCAAATATTTTGTTCATAAGTAGTACCTCGCTAGCATATTCATCATGTATACAATGCTTCCCCATATCGAAAACCCCACTAAGTATTTGAACGCTCTGTTACGAACAGCATACCAGGGTAGTATATTGAAAGCATAGATGTCCTGTATCCAAAGTTGATCATTAGAAACGTAGTTCTCAACGGGTCTATTATACATTAAACCAATCTTAATTCGTTTACCAACAGGAATCGCAATTGGAACTATCTCATCGTCACGTATTATATAGGCCATTCTCATCTCCAATATCAGAGTCAGTTAAAGTAAGTATATTTTTCATAAAGTATTAGACGTAAGTATCAGACGGGGTTTTTCGTGGTTTTTTTCTGTACAAAGTTTTGTGTCGGACATGAAATTGAGAATAGAATTGAAATCATATATGAGAATTTATCGGAGTAAAGCACTGGGACAAGCATAGCGGAAAGCATAGCGAAAAGCATAGCGGAAAGCACGAACGGAGTGAGTGGACTCTTAAATAAACCTAGGCACTGTATTAACCCGTAGGATTATTTAGGGTATGGGACCAGATTTGGATTCCACTGTCTATTCTCATATATAGTTTTCTGTTAGTAAACCTTCTGGCAGTATTGGACTTGGATCACCGCACCGGTGCTAGGGTCTACCGTCGGCAGCATTTGGCAATAAGTTCTGGGGGGTACGAAGGGCGGCGTGATGGGTCCTCGAATTATTACAACTTCCGAGGGACTCGGATACTGCACTATATGCCCTGCCTGTCTCTCTCGCTCTTTAGCGATAATTGCGCCTACTACTGCCCCTACTAAGATACCCTGTTCTCGATCACCCCATGCATGAGCACTAGTGCTAGCACAGGCCAGAACAGAAGAGAACAGCATAGCAGATACTACTCTCTTCATACTAAAGCACTCCAATTGCTAATCCGCAGAACAGAACAACAAGTCCTACAGTACAGACATAGCCGATTGCCGCATCCCACTTACTCATACATCCGCCTTCATTTTGCTAATATATCTAGTATTGAACGGATGAAACTCTTCGAACTTCTTGGGTCCCAGCTCTGCTTCAGCACGGCTCAGCATAGCGACCAGATACCTTATGATCGTTGACTCTGAGACACCATTCTCCTTTGCTGTAGCTACGGAAACGCTAAGCTCTTTGCTAGCCTTTACTTCACGATCTATGGACTGTCTTAAACTCTTTCTCATTTGCTTCTCTCCTTTGTTCTTTACCATACCATTAGCATAACACCAAATGGTATCCGAGTCAAGTGAAGGGTTACTGTCCCTGATTGCGAGTAGCCTGGACGAAGTCTCGTATTAGCTCTTTCTGCTTGGTTTTGGGCAAGAACTTGATGTAGTGAATGAGAGTGTTGTGCAAATAGCCGACTTCGTAGTGGCTAGCGCCCCCATCCAATGTGAAGCGTTGCTCTACTGCTTGGTTGAACTTCTTGAGCACTAGCTCAAGATTGTTCTGATTCTCGGTATACCACATACTCATATTAGTCCTCGTAAGCCTCATTGAGAAACACGTCACCCATGTCTCTATCCTCGTACTCTTGTTGCACAACCTCATCAAAAGCCGTGTCAACCCAGTCCATCGGGACGTCATACTTTACTGCTATCTGCTCCAGCGTGAGATCACCTTTGTATATCTCTTCCTGTAGAACTATCATTATGTCTTTCAATCTTGCCATTTCAGCTCCTTTTCTTTACCATACCATTAGCATAACACCTTTTGGTACCCGAGTCAAGTGAAGGGGTATCACTGAAACCGCTGGAGATACTGCTTTGCCTCATCTACATCGTCATTCACTATCGTATCCATCGTTGCTGCTATCATCATTTCCTTCACAGTAATGACTTCTTGCATCGGAAAGACTTCGAACAGTGTTATCAATTCATCTGTACTATCACATTCCCATATAGCATCTGCTATAATGTGCTGCTTGGGGGACAGACCCTCGATCTGTATCATTCTAGATCCTCTGGTAAATAGTCTCTCAATACGTCTTTGGGTACGAAAGCTAGCATTTCCTCTATACCAGAGAAGTAACCTGCTTCTACATCTTTTCGAATCTGATCTAATACTGCATCCATTAAAGTATCTACGTCATTCATATTAAACTCCTACAGCGAAAATTTTGCTCGCATTAAAAGCACCCTTGTTCTTGCCCTTTGCAGTCGATTGCCTCGGATTCTTGCGAGACTTAGCTACTGTAATCGTACCACCTCGAGCAATGAACTCTGCTACTGCTGCTTCTGTTGCTTTGCGAATGTCTGCCTTATGATTGATCTGCATCTTTGTTCCTTATCTCTCACTATAACTATAGCATAACACCATTTGAATACCCTGTCAACCTGGAGGGTTACTAGTATGCTGCTGGTTTCGGGTTCTCGAGATACTCATCCTGCAGTCGATTCAACCGACTCTCGTATCGAGCAAAGCGCTTCGCCAGCATCACTAGTCGCATGATACCATCACGCTCGTACTCTGATAGGTCTCTGAAGAATTCTCGGTTGTCCAAATTGTCCTCAAAGTTGTCCAAACACTGTTCCATCTCGTTTGCAGTATTCTCGAACATGCAATAACTCATACTTGGCATCTTTGTTCCTTATCTCTCACTATAACCATATGATAACACCATTTGATACCCGAGTCAAATGACGGGTTACTTTACGCTAACCAGCACATCTCGACATCAAGCTCACAAATGAGCTCGTCCAACTTTTTGCTGGAATCTAGATACCCCAGCGCCTCCAACTCATCAGCGACGCGCTCTAAGCTATTCATGAGAAGCTCTAATCTTGCTGCTACATCTTCGTTTTTCATCATTTCGTTTCCTTTGTTCTTTACCATACCATAATTATATAACCAAAAGTAACGAAGATCAAGAACCCAAGCGCTCTGAAGGGTCATTTGACACGGAGTACAATAGCACATAGACTATGGGTATGGTTCGAACAGCAGGCTGGGGATGGACGGCGGGGGTGCCTAGTAGTTCTATTTTGCACTCTAAAAGTATTGTTTGTCAAGCAAAACCCGTCACTGTGCTCGGGTTCTTGACAAGATGTACAATTGTATGTAGAATTAAAGATTGAGGTAGATGTGCATGATACCAAGTCGCTATAACTTATATAATCTAGACTACTGAATCTTGTCAACACAGCGCTGAATCTGCGCTGAATCTGCGCTGATTCTGTACTGTTGGGCGGAAAATCTATGGCGATTTTCCCGGGAAAATGCACAGAAGCGCGCTATTATCCTGGACCTATGGCGAAAATCCCGGGAAAATGCACGGAAACACTTAAACACTTGGGTTCCGCACTGACACTGGGATTTCTATATGCTCTATACTTAAAAGTGATACTTTTGGGCCCTACACTATGGCTTTTTGCTATAAATTTTGTGCTAACCGTGGGATTTTGTGAAGTATTAGTGCTACACCGAGACCTATGGCTATCTGCTATAGCAAAACTACACCTAGTTTAGCACAGTACAGCACAGCACGGTGT